GCCCCACCCGTCAGTAGCGTTGCCGGGCGGAATGTGCTGCGTCTCGGTGGCCCAGGTGTCGTCCGGGCCAGTGGGTCCAGTCGCGAGCGTGTCCGTGCCGAACGGAGGCTTGGGTGATGTGTCCACACTGCGCGTGATGCCGCCGACTGAGCCGATGGGGTTGGCTGTGCCGCCCTGCCCACCGGAACCCGCCGCAACGGCGATGCGATTCGCCAGCGCGGTCCCACCGCGCCGCACATCGGTAGCCCCGCCGCCACCGCCACCAGACGTACCGACGCACGCTGAGTGGGCGTGGATCGTGCCACCGTTCAGGGCGGCATCCGAGCCCGAGCTAGCGCCGCCCGGCCCGCCAGCGCCTCCACCGTTGTAGCCCGGCGCGCCGCCGCGAGTGGCTCGGCCCGACACCGGCCACTTGTCATTCGTCAAGGTCTTCGTAGAGCATGCGACCGCGCCATAGCCCGGACCGCCGTTTCCGCCCACGAAGATGTACAGCACTTCGCCGGGAGTTACTGCCAGATCACCACGCACATACCCGCCGTTGTTGGAGTACATCGCACCGAGTGCATTTTGCTGAAGCGGGTGGTTGGTGTACTGGCCCGTTGCAGCGCCTTGGGAGTAGACCACGCCACCGTGCACGGTGGTGCCGGTCTGCGGGCTGCACATCCCTCCGGCTGCGCCCCACAGCTCGATAGTCACCTTCGTTACACCAGCGGGCACGACGAACGTCTGCTCGCCCCCTGTGTAGTTGAACGTCCTGTAGACCACCGACATGCCGACAGTCTATCGGGTCACGTCGAGGGGATCGCTTGCCCGGTTAGCACTGAATTATTGTTCACGGTCTGCCAGGTCCACGACATATCTGTGAGCCCATCGAGAGCCATTTCCCATTGTGTGGCCAGAATTCGGCGGGATGTGCTTTGTGCAGGAAGAATATCGGCAAGGTTTGGGTCGAAATATTGAATGATATCGAGATGCCAAGCCAGCGGAAAAGGTTGACTTGTCAGTGCGAATACCTCGCCCGGCACCAAAGAGTCACTGACCGTCCGCATAGCGTACTGCTGCAATGCAGAATAGTCGTACGTCTCAGTATCGTCCGCATTTACGGTGCCTGCGACGGCTTCAATATATCGAACGTAACGACCACGGTTGGCGTACGAGCCGGGATTCGTTGGGTCGTTATCTACGTACGTAAGCTGCGTAGTGCCTTCGACCGGAGTATCCGGCAAATTCTCGAATACAAATCGCCACCAGTTGGGCACATCAAAAAGGTCACTCTGCCGAGTACGGTCCGTTGAAATAATGTTCACCGGAGAATTCAGATCGAATGTCCACTCGTACTGAGCTTGTGCCGGATCGACAAACGGCTCGATACGAAACGCACCGTCCCAATCCACCCACACTTGCCGATACCCAATTGCAGCAAGAAGCGAATTCACTACGTCGTACCACGTAGCGGGCTGTGAAGCATCGAACGCCCACGTGAGCTGAGTGGCTGTCAGGCTTGTACTTGGCGTGGCGAGCACGGTAGCGCCGGGTGCCGCGAGGGCAATCGCTTCGGCTGCTGCCTGTGCCGGGTCCACACCTTTCGGAACCTCGTACGTGTCCCCGATCGGTTGCTGCAACAGATAGATCAGATCGTAACCGGAAAACTGAAGGGTGCTTGGGCGCACACTGATATCGTCGTCCGGCGTTGTCAGCGTGTACATACCAAGATTGAACTGTGCAGAAAGCCCGGTCAATGGGTCGGTAAAAGTCTGGTAAGGCTTGATATAGCCCGACAAGTAATCCCACTTGTCCGCTACATCGCTGTCGATGTTCAGATTGCAAGTCCGATGAATTGTCGACGTAATGTCGGAGTGGATAGTCGATCCAACAGTCATGTACTGCGAGATATCGCCTACGGCAATGAAATTCTTGTCGTAGCCAACAGCTCCGTAGCCAATTTGCAACGCACTCTGTCCCTGGATGAGTGCGCGCAACGCAGTGGGATCGATATCAGCTCGCGGGGGATAGTTGAGGGGCTGCATCACACACTCTCATCGAACGAAACTTCGGTGAAAACGAAGCCAACATCGGTCATCAGTGTGTCATCGCCGGGTCGTCCCGACAACGGAATGTCTGTCACGCTCGTAGTGAGGAAAGACCCGAAAATTTTTCGACCGTAAGTGTCCCGGAATAGACAAATCTTTCCAGCCATGTTTTTAAATGCAGCGACTTGCGAGGGCGTGAGCGCTCGGAGCGCAAGAGTTTGCGTTCGTGACCGGGTTGTCCCGATGATAAGCCGAGTTACACCATTTGCATACTGGCGAAAATCGCCCGTGAGGTCGTCCTCGTCCACTCGGCTTCCGCCGCCTCCGACAGACCCGGCGGTTCCCGATTGCACAATGTTCGAAGAATCGGACAGGTCGGCTCCGACAAGAGAAATACACGCTCTATCCAACGAGAGAGCCCCCTGAAGCGCAACCATCACTTACTCCTCTGCGTCTGAATGATCCGCTTGGCTGCATTGACATTGCTATCAGTGAAAGCGGTCGTGAGCGCCTCTACATTCTTCTCGTGGTTCGCAACAGCGGCATCCGCAAGTGGCTGCGTCAACTCGTCCGCAATTCCCTTAGGAAGATTACTTTGCACATCAATCAAACTATTGACGGCTGTCGTCAATCGATTGATTGCACTCGTAGTGTGCTGCGCGGTCACGTCAACACTCTGCGTAATTCGAGAGTTGGACGAAATAGAGCTGTTGATGCCTGCACCGTTCAACGCGTTGTTGATCTGCTTTGCAGTGTCCTGCGCGGCAGCGATAGCGTGCTTTCCGCCCTCCGTCAAGCCCTTTGCCAGAAAGCCCATCGTCACGATGCCCGGCGTTCCGTCGTTCCATTCGAGCAACGGTCCCCACTCAACCGGAGAACCGCCGAACAAGCCCTTGATCTTCTTAGCGGCCCAACTCGCTGCATGCAGCGGAGCTTCTGCGCCCTTGACAAGACCATCGCCGAGCTTCTTCATAAGCGAAACACCGATTCCGCCCCAATCGATATTTGTAAAAGTGTCCTTGACTCGGCCCCACAAACCCTTGAACCAATCAACAGCACCGTTGAACGCGTCCTTAATTCCATTCCACGCGTTTTTCGCACCTTGCTTAATAGCATCCCAGTGCTTTACGGCCTCAGAGACTGCAAGACCAATCGGACCGGCAATGATTGTTGCAAGGAGAACATAGTGACTTTTAATCCAGTCAAAAGCAGTCTTGGCACCAGACTCCATATCGCTCCACAACTTCTTGAAGAACGACTTCACAGAGTCCCAATGTTTAACTAGCTCAACCGCGCCGACAGCAAGAGCTGCTACAGCCGCGATGATAAGTCCGACCGGGCCGAGAGCAACATCCATCGCAATACCGAAAGCAGTCATTTCGCCTGTGGCTGCGCCAAGATCAGCAGTCAACGCCGCGATAATGCCTTCAGTTTTCATCGTCGTGAAGAACAGTTGCAAGCCCTTAGTCACCGTGCCGATAATTACGAGACCCTTGAACGCTGCAACAAGGCCAACGATAACGTCTACTGCCGCTTCGCTCTTAGCAATCTCCCCAAGAATAGAAGTCAACGGTTTCAGTGCAGCGGTTACAGGCGGGATCAGTGAATTCCCAAGATCAGCAAAATCATTCAAAAGCGGGCTAAGCGCCTTAAGCAAATCACCGACACTCTTTGCGAGGGGTGCAAGGTCAAGTTTCTTGACTGCCTTGAAAAAGTCATCAAGGAAATCAAGCGCCGGACCGACAAGGGGGGCAAAGTCGTGGCCAATCTGACCAAGCGCGCTGAACAAGTCCCTCAGCATCTGCTTGGTCTTCGGCGCCCACTCGGCGATGTAGTCGAAGAAACTCTCAACTCCACCGTCCTTCAGGCTCTTTGACCAATCGAGGAAATCTTGTGAGAGACCCTCGATTCCGTCAGATACGGCGGTGATTTCAGGAGAAAGCGCCTCGAACAGATCGAAAGCACCCTTTAGGGTGTTTGTGATCGTAGTGCCGAGTGCTGAGAGTGTCGGCCCTGCGAGGTCCGTTAGCGACTTCAGGAACTTATCGAAAGCCTTACTGTCGGCCAACTTGTCCAAGTCATCGATAATGTTTCCGACGCCCTTAGAAACAGCGTCGAGAAGCGGGGTGAGCTTCGGGAGAATCCCGGCAATTAGCTCCATGCCCTTAGCAAGATCAGTGTCTACGCCACCCGCCGTTGTTGACTTCAACTTCGCCCAAGCGCCTTGCAGCTCCTTCAGTGCCTTTTCCGCTTCTCCGGCTGGACCTGAAAGCTGAAGCCCCTTCTTGGCGGCTGCTTGAATATCTGCGAAATCGCTCTTAGCGACCCCGGCGAACAGCCCGAGTGAAATCGCCGCGCCACCGAATGCTGCGGTCGCTGCACTGCCAAAACCAATGACTGCTGCGGTAGCGGGTGCGAGCGCCGGGGCAAGAGCGGCGATAGAGCCGATGAGGATCGCCATGCCCTTGCCCGACAGGAAACTGCCGTTGCTCCCGTCGCTACCGTCCTTGCCGCCACCAAGCCCGAGGAGGCTCAGAATGCCGCCTCCCGAACCTCCCCGGTCCAACTTGCCGCGAGTGGCCGCTAGTTCGGTCATTGCGGCTTTCAGCGCCGTGATCTGCGCGAGAGCCTCAGTGCTCCCCGTGAGGTCGATATGGGGCTTCGCTGTCTTGCTACCCAGCTCATCGAGACTCGCGCGCACCTTGTCGGTTTCGGCGTCGAAGTCTTCGGTGTCGAGGTCGAGGTTCGGCGCGATGTCATTCGACTCGAAATCATCGGCCTTCGCCTTGGCCGCTGCCAGCCCTGTTTCGAACGGGTCGGTGTCCAGCGTCAGCGAGCCTTCGATAGACCCCGCGTCAAAGTCCGCTGCCACTGGAACACCACCCCGTCAGATTGTCGTCTCAGAGAATCCTAGCGCGGCCATTTCCCCCGGTGTTCCCGAGAAGATGATTCGATTATCCGCACCATTGTTGCTCGAATTCTTATCACCGATAAGACCCTCTTCGGTGAATCCTTCGATATACATCCTCTGCTGATGCCACGGCAGGGAATCCCACTCTTCTGGCGAATAGTTCAAATGCCGTCTTGCCAAATAATGGGCCAGTCTCGAAGACCTACCGCCCGATACTCGATCGTACCGGGCGTCTAGGCTTCCGGGCGGATGAACAACCCCGTGATGTAACCAAGGAATGCGCGCTGTACACGCCACGGAAGTGCCCGAATGTCGTCAGCGCTAGGGTCCTGAAGAAAAGCGCCGACCACGTCGATGGTGCCCTGCTCGATTTCCGATCCCTTTTCGAGAAGAGAACTGAATTCGGACATATCCATATTCTCGACATCAACACCTTCGATGCCGGAGTTCGTGAACACCTTGAAGATGTCTGCGCGAAACTTGTTGATTTCTGCGGTGCTTGGCTCACGAATCACCCCGCTCTTATTCAAGTGTGGGTTGAAATCGTAAGTTTCCTGCTGAATGTCTTCTGCCTTGAATGGCATTTTGCGCCCTTTCTAGTGATACGCCCTGACATCAGGATACAACAAAGCCCGCCGAACGAATCGACGGGCTTCGTTGTCCCCACTCACCCCACCTACAGGGCTAGATCACGCGGACTTCGCGGCAGTGAAGTTGATGACGCGGATGTCACTCGGCTTGCACACGGTCTGGAAACCGATCGGGTACGTGCGCTTTTCGGCGGCGCGCCGGAAGTTGACACTCACGTTCGTGAGCTGCGTCCACTTCGGCGCGTAGATGAGTCGCCCGAAACCCTCAGCGTTCGTGGTCACGAGCCCCAACGCGTAGTACAGCGGCACGTCGGACGGATTCAGCTCGTCGTACCCCGGCGTCGTGGCCGTGGCTGCGTTGGCAGTCACCCTAGCGTTCAGCGACAGCGCGAGAATCTTCGAGATGTCCTCAGCGGCGGACCCGACGATGGTCACGCTCTGCGCCGTGATCGTAGTGCCCACGGGCGTGGACTGCTCCTCGATCGCGATGCTCTGCGTGCTCTTGTCGGCCCCGAACTGCCACCCCTGGTCGGTTGCGCCGACAGGCGACCAAGCGGGGTCCGGGTCCGTGGCGGTCCAGAACGTCTCATCGAACGGATCGGCGGTGTTCCAACCGGAGAGGGCGGGCAGCGCGACCCCCTGCTGATTGAAGAAAACCGCCGCCTGACCGACGACGACATTATCGGCGTCGTAGAGGTCACCGATGCTCATTACTTGCTCACTTCCTTGATGGTGACGCCGTGCTTGGACGCCTCCTCGATCACCGAGTCAGCCTTGTCAGCGGGAACATCGGAACCGTCCCGCGTGACATCGATCTTACTCGTGTCGTCGTCGCCCCCGAAGTGGAACGCCTGCACCCACAGCGGCTCCGCAACACGAAGCCTCTTCGTATCCCCGGCGCTCGCAGACGCCGGAATCGAGGGGGTCGGTGCGGGAGAGACTGCGGCAGCGGCAACCGACGCTGCCTTGTCCTTGTCGCTGTCCGGCACCGGGTCGGTGGAAGCCTGCTTGGCAGCGGCCTGGCCGGGCGTCGGGGATGTCTTCTCGTTGCTCTCAGTCATCTCAGATTCCTGTCTTGTTCTCAGTGATGTAGGTGTTCTGAAAATGGTATCGGTTCGAAGAGTCGAAATCGATGAGTTGGGGCGCTCCTCCTGTACGGGTGATGTACAGGACTCGCGTTGAGCCGATATCGGCATTGCTATCTACCCGGAGGAATAGCGTGTCGATGTCGTAAGCAAGCTTCTCTGTGTAGTCGTAATCATTCTGCATTCCAATTACACGGACTGTCAGAAAAACCTGATCGTAGAGAAGTTCAGTTGTTGGCCCGATTCCGTTTCCGACAGTAAGAAATACGATTGGACCTGCTGAGAGCTTTTGAAGGCTGGCTATAGTGCTCGGACCAACATTGATGAGCGGCATAGTACGAAGCGACTCATTTGTGTCGGGATTTGCTGATGCATACCCGAGATTAGCGAGTCCTTGCGATACAAAATCGCGAATGTCTGCGTACTTCACTTCTTGCCATACCTGTCAGGATCGTAGAGATAGCGAAGGTGCGCCTTGTCTTTCAGCTCTTGCTCATCAAGCCGGTGAACATTGGGCGGTCGATCATAGATGATCTTACCGTCTAATTTAACGGTAGGGTGACCGCTTGCGCGAAGGTCTCCGAATTCCCACGGTGCACGAGCATAGACCTCTTTTGAAAGGTCTTCGACAACCTCTTTCATCCCTGCTTTGATATCGACGCCTTTTTCGTTCACAAGATGATCGGCAATCATCTGCATGTACTTCTTCACTTTTGTGAAAAGAGGCGTCTTCAAATAGAAGGCTTCACCCCCGTCAGGGTGATGAAATTCAGGATGTTCATGCTGATAATGCGCATAGACCTGATTGACTTCAACAGAGCCGACAACTTGCCCGTGAGTTTCCGCTATAAGCCGCGACATATTGCGCGAAAACTCGCCCTTCATTACGGGAGATACCCCCCTGGCCAGAACGGTTGAGGTCCGTATACCGTGTCGAAATCATTTCCACGAAGATCAAAATCGCCGACGCTGAAAAGATCGCCCGAATACGGGTTATACGGGGCCGATGCTCCCGTGGCGGCATTCAACGAAACATTATCGGGAAGTTGAAGTTGCGCATTTCCTGCTTGCACAGCGTTGAGCGCCGTCATAGTCGCGTTATAGCGACGGGCCACCGGATCATCATCGGTGAAATCCATCGAACCGCGATAACTCAATGTGGCGTTGTACGCCGCAAGATTTCGCGACCAATAATCGATCGGGTGAGGAACGACCAAGCCGCCTTCCTCACCGCCAGCCACACTGGCGACAGGCACCGCGTAGAAACGACCGATCATGCCGTCAATAGTTGAATCAGCTTCGTTGATCGCGTCCTGAATCTGATCGTTGGTCAGATCGGCAGCGGTGTTGGTCGGAGTCGGCGGTGGATTCGAGGGGTCCGCGAGGGAGGGCACGAGAGCCTGCCGCACCAGCGCCGGGGTCGAATAGCTCATGACGTGCCCTCCCTGCCGCTCAGTTGCCGCCGAGAGACGCCACAGCGGCCTGCTGCTGGCTCATCGGCTGTACGTCGGGCCGGGGGGCCAGGGCCGGGTCGTCCGGGCTTCCTAGCGCCTTGGCGACCATGCGCGCCGTCGCCTTCGGCACGGCCTCGTTCTCCTTGAACTTCTTCACAGCCTTGACCGAAAGTAGATGCTTGATCTTGGGGTTGTCGGGATTCGCCTCGATCTTGGTTCCGTGGAGGAGGCGGAGAACCTCCGGCTTGCCTTGAGCATTCTTCCGGCCAGTCGCGAGGGTCACAGCCCCCTGCGTCACTACGTACGTGGTCATGGTCGCCCTTTCTAAAACAACAGAACGCCACCAGAGTATCATCCGGTGGCGTTTCTGAGTGGGCAGTCAGACTCAAATGTCAAGTCCGTTGCTCATCTGTGCGTTGGTGAACTGGCCTACAAGCACGAGCGGCTCACACAGACTGCGATGCGTTGCGAAGCCGCCTTCATCTGTGTAGTCGTCCAGCTCCAACATTCCGCCAGGAACCTCTACGAACAACTCTTCCGTTTCAGTGTTGCGGTAAACATTGCGCTTCTGCTGCCAGTTGATTTCGCTCATGAAGAGAACACTACGCGTTTAAACGCTTGTGTCAAGCCACAGACGCAAGAAACCCCCGAAATTTCTTTCGGGGGTTTCGAGCTGAAGCGCCGGGCGCATCAGGTGGCGGCGGGGGTCCGCTCGCCGTCCGTCCAGGTGGCGTTGCCACCGTCCTGGCCGGGCTGGCCCTCGGCAGTGCCCGCGTCCAGCGTGACGGACTGACCACCGAGCGTCACCGTGTCGGTGCCGCCGTTGACGCCCGCGATGAGAACCACCGCGAGGGGCTGGTCGAGGAAGATCGCGGAGGCGCGAGTGACGTCCGTGCGCCAGCTCTCAGTGGGGCCACCGTTCGGGCCACCGCCCTCGCCGTACATCGGCGTCGCCTGAAGCGGGCGCTCATCGGAGATGCCACCGAACAGCTTGCGCTGAAGCACCATCGCGCAGCTCGGCGCGTAGGCCGAGAGCCGCCACGACACGAGCACATCCAGCGTCGAGAACTTGTTCGGGAGCTTGCCGGTGTACTGAAGGTTCTCGCTCGCGATGTTGCCGACGTAAGGCTTGGAAACCTCATCCGAGTCAAGAAAGTCCGTCTCCGTCTCAGTCGAGATGATAAGCGTATCCGCGACGTAGCCGAACTTCTGCTTGCCCGCCGTGTCAGCGGCGGCATTCTTCACGAGGTACTTCGCGGCGTTCACGTCCTGACGAATGTGGCTGTCGCTCGCTCCCCA